ATATATTTCCGATTTTCTATTTCTGTATCTGGAAAAAAATGCATAATTACGTCTAAAATAGATTCTTCTTGTAAAAATCCATTTTTCCATTTTCCCCAATTACGGAAAAGCGCCGCGATTTCTTCAATTTCTAAATCCGTTTCTAATTCATCTGTTGTCATTGTTTCATTCCAAAATCGTAAAAAGAATTGAACATTAGGCCATTGAGCACTTGCAATTCCAATGAAAAAATCCCCATCGGGTTTATAACTTTTTGCTAAAGTATCTTGATTTTGTGTCAACATCATTTTTATATTCGATTGGAATAAATTGATTGGATATTGATGATTTTGTAAAAACATTTTCCATAAATAAAACATATTTTGCCATGTCATTTGGATTTTCTTATCTTCTGATTCTATGATATATTCTCCCGTAAATGTTGTAATGATTTCTTCTAGATTCGCATTTGTTAATTTCATTACTTTTCTCTCTAAATCCGTATCTCTACATAAATAAATATCTGCATTTCCATATCTTACCGAATAATGACATGCAACACATAAAATATCTAGTAATGTAATTTGTCCTAAATCGATTCTCTCCGATTTCAATTTTGGAATTATTCTACATTCTTTCATTTCAGATTCGTAATGTTTTTCATGTAGTTTGGTTTTGAATGTTTGGGTGCATTGTGTTCCGAAAAAATAAAGACATGTTTGATTGATTTCTTTCCAAATATTTTTATATTCGTTATTGGAGAGAAAATGAAGATGTGTTGGATTTTTTTTCAAGATATTATCGCCTAAAATAGTAAGAAAATATTTGGTTTCCGATTTTGAAGAGAAAATATTGGATTGGAAAAAATGAAGGACAGTTTGAATTGTTTCAGATTCTGGAATCGTTTTCGTCAATTTATGTTCTTTGATACGTTTTAAGAGAGAAACTTTGGTTTTATGTTTCCAACACATTAATTTCGGATTTCGTTCTTGACTAATTGCATTCAAAATATTATAGAGAACATGATCTTCCATTATTTCTAAATAATGTTCACGATCATAATATACGAATTTTTCGGTTGTGCTAATATAAAAATAATGATTTCTATTTAAAAAGGTTTGTATAAATTGTTCTTGTTCTAAGGATAAATCTTCGATTCTCTCTGCATTTTGTTTACGGGTATTTACAGTGTTTTCAAGGAGAATCGGTAAATGGATTTGTAAATAATGATCGATTTTCGAAATCATGTAAGGATCTTCCTGGTATTTTTCATATAATTGGTCGATGGATTGTTTTGATTTTTCCATTTTTTCTCTCAATTATCTTTTTTATTACTTCTTTTTTATTTTTATACGTTTTTATGAAAGAAATATGAACATAATGAGAGAAATATTATATTATATTCCATGTCTTACGGTAGACATACTTATGGTAGACCTGAAGTTTTAGAATGGGGAGAGAATACAAAATTAGTCGTTGGTAATTTTTGTTCTATTGGGGGAAATGTTAGTATTTTATTAGGTGGTAATCATTATAAAGAATGGGTTACAACTTATCCATTCGCCCATCAAGATAGAAATGTTTTCGACCGCATCCATTATAAATGTCATTATTCAAATGGAGATGTTATTATAGGTAATGATGTCTGGATTGCATCTAATGTTACTATTATGTCTGGAGTTAAAATTGGAGATGGTGCTATTATAGCAAATAATAGTCATGTTGTAAAAGATGTGGAACCATATAGTATAGTAGGTGGAAACCCTGCTAAATTCATACAATATCGATTTACTTCTGAACAAATATCGAAATTATTAGAAATAAAATGGTGGAATTTGAGTGATGAAATTATAAATGAATTTACGCCATTAATGTGTAATTCAGATATAGATCAATTTATCCATTTTGCTACAGAAATGATTAACAAATCGAAAGAAATATGAACATAATGAGAGAAATAGAAATATTCATAAAGTATGTCGAATTATATTAGTAGTGAGAATCAACGTTTATTATGGAAAATGGCGCATCAAATTCCTGGATTTGCACGATTAGATCCTCCTAAAAAAGAATTCGAATTTAAAAATGTCGTGGAATATTTTTACAGGAAAGTTGCAAACCGTTCCTTTTTATCTGTTCCAGAATTACAACAATTAAATAGAGAGACGTTGTCTGTATTTTTGCCTAAACCTTCTTCTGTTCCTTCGGTCGGACCCGGTCCTTTGGTCGGACCCGGTCCTTATGAAATGGTGGAAAGTCGACAAGAAAAATCACAACGTGCTTTCCAAGAACGAAACAATGTATATGAAAATATGAATAAAAAACCAGATTTACCGGATCCAGAAGAGATGTTTAGAGAGAAGAATGGAGATGAAGATAAAATCCAAAATATGGATGATTTAATTATGAATTATCAAAAACAGAGAGAAATCGATTTCAATTCTATTGCACCTCCGGTTATTTTGCCTAAATCTTCTTCTACTCCTGTTTTGAAATTATTAGATGAAACGATTTTAACGGAAAATGATGTGGATGATTTAGACGAAAGTCGTATTCAACAAAAAAAATCTGTTTCTTGGAACAAGGAATTGTTACAACCTTCTAAAACAGATTCTCTCGAAAAAAGAATAACAGAATTAGAAAACAAAAACGAAGATTTAGAACGAAGATTACAAAAATTGGAAGAGAGTTCGAGAGAAAAGAGAAAACCGGTGGCCAAAAAAGAAAAGGAAAACCAAATGATTGTAGATTCGGTTCTAAATGAAACTATTCATAAAATCGAGAAAATGGAGAATATCAAAAATAAAATGAAAATGTTTTCTGGGGAGATTTAGAGAGAATTTGCACGGAATTTCCGTTGTATTAATCGAATCGATTTATTTATATTATTCCAATCATGTTCCCAGATAACGACTAAATTATAACCTAAATCTCGAATAAATTGTTCTCGTTCTAATGTTTTTTGATATAATTCACCATAATTTTTACCAAAATAATTATTTTCTAATGGGTCGCAACATCTAGGATCGCCATGATATATTGTTCCATGGAATTCATAAATAGTATTTGTTTCTTCGCAATATCCATCTGCCTTAAATGTTGTATAGGGTATTTTATATTCTATGTCATTTTCGGCATGTTGTATTGTTATATTATACATTTTTGACATGAAATCTAAATATGAAATGGCAGACTTAGAATAATTTTTATACATCGAACATTTTTGACAACCTTGTTTTCTATTAATGTGATGATATGGAGTTTTAATAAAATCACCATGTGTTTTACATGTAATTATTAGTTTAGTATCCACATTTATAAATATTGATTTTGAATAATCGTATGTATCTTCATGTATTATTTTAGCATCATTTATAAAATCATTTTGGGTTCGTCTATAAACACCACTACATTTATGACATCCAGCACCAGATAAATGATTATTTGGGTTTTGAATAAAATCGCCATGTTCTTTACATGTAATTGTTATTTTCGTTTTTGCATCAATATATAATGTGTTTGAATAATCATATTTATTTTCATGTATAATTTTTGCTTTATCAATAAATTCTTCTATATTACTTCGTTGTTTATTATGTTCGATTTCAGTCGCACATTTTTTACATCCTCCTTTATAATGATTTGTTGGAGTTTGTAAAAACTCACCATGCTTTTTACATATTATAATAACTTTATTATGCATTCTAGTATAATCCACCATGGAATAATCATATTTATCACCGTGATTTTTTTTCGCTTTTGTAATAAATTCTTCTTTTGTTTGCAATTTAGGCATTATAATAATTCTCTCAAATCGTTCATATTTTTTTGTGAATACGAATAAAAATATAAATAAAACAAACTATTTATATTTACATAATCCGAATGTTTCCCCCCAATATTTTGTATATTAATCTAGATCATCGTGAAGACAGGAAATGGCATATTGTCTCTCAATTTAATCAATTAGGATGGACTGAATTCGAACGTTTTCAAGCGGTAAAAACCACGAATGGTGCAGTAGGATGTGGAATCAGTCATATTAAATGTCTAGAATTAGCTTTAGAGCGTGGATGGGATATGGTCACTATTATTGAAGACGATTTTGAATGTAGAGATATTCCACAATTTCGAAAAAGTCTCTCTAACTTTTGGAAGAATCATGTAAAAGATGCAATTGAATGGGACGTTTTGTTATTGGGTGGAAATGTATGTCCTCCTTATGTAAAACCGCCTAAAGTAGATTATTGTGTTCAGATATCGAATTGTCAAACTACGATTGGATATGTTGTCAAAAAAGCCTTTATTACGATATTGATAAAAAATATGAGAGAATCGGTAGCACAATTACTCCGTTATCCAGAACAAAAAAAGAAATATGCCATTGATATTTACTGGAAACAATTACAAGCATCTGGTAAATGGTATTTGATTTGTCCATTGACAATTACACAACATACATGTTTTAGTGATGTAGAAGAAGAAGAAAAAAATTATGATTATTTAATGTTAGATATGGAAAAACAATGGCTTTTCTCTCAAGAATATCAAAACTATGTGATGCAGCAAATGACGGCAATCAAGGGAGAGAGTTTTTACTAAATTTAATATAAAAAAAGATTAATATGGATAAACATATAAGGCATCTCCCCATCCATGTTCGATTATATTTGTCAAGACTCGTTTAAATCCATAAGTTGCTAAATATGCATCGATTTCACCAATAAGTCCACATCCAATATATAATTCTTTTTCATTTACTTCTAAATATATTGCTTTTGCATATCGGATATTTTCTCCTGCACCTTTTAATGCCATGAATTCTGCACCTTGAATATCGAAATTCCAGAAATTATATTTTTTCGGTTGGATTTCATTTCTCTCGAAAAAAGAAGAAATGGTAATAGTTTTTAATGCAATATCTTCTGTATAATACACATGTGGATGCTCTTGTAAATGGGTTCCAAATGGAAGAACACTAGAGGATTGCACATTATTCGAAATGTGAAACACGACATCTTCATCGTCTTTGTCGGTTATTACCGCTTGATACACATTCGGAATATTTTTTAATTTGGCTTCTTCTACTTTTTTAGGAATCGCATCAATCCATACTACATCTTTTTTGGTTATATTTAGACGATGATAAAATCCCAATTCTTCACAATCGTGTGCACCAATATGAAAGGCACCAGTAATAGTTATACCATACGTGGATAATGTATATATAATATCATTGGCATCGATTAACATAATAATAATAATGATTGTGTTGTTATTATTATTATATTCTTTTTTTGGGATATTACTTTTCCTAAGATTTATTTTCATCGTAGATTTATCGGCCAATTTCAGTGATTTTTAACCAAGTTGAATTATCCCCATGCACAGTTAATTCATCATCTGTCTTATTTCTTATAAGAACACGAATCAGTTTATTATTCGTATTAGAATTTTCATATCTCCCAACAATAGGAAAAATAGTTCCAGATCTACTTCCTCCACCAAGTGCATTCAGCCAATGTTGAAATGTTCTAGATTTAGTATTACTATCTACTTGTAGCTCGGCTTCTAGTGAATCCCCATCTCCTCCTATAAATGTATATATAGTTTGAAATTCAATGATAATAAATGAATTCGCAAATTTAGGAGTATAATAATATTCTGGAAATGCATAACCAGTTCCACTTCGAGTAGGATTTCCAGTAACGATAGTAAAATTCGCATTTTGACCCAATTGACCATTATCCAACATGGTCATATTTACAATTTGTCCAGGCAAATAGGTTTTTGCATACATAGTTCCATAAGAATACACATTTTTTTGAATCGTCAAATTACCAGAAATATCTGCATTGGAAGACACGTCTAAATAATTCAGATATGTATCTTTAGAAACTGTTAAATTACCAGAAATGTCTACATTAGAAGACACGTCTAAATAATTCAGAAAAGTATTTCCTGTAACCACTAAATTGCCACAAATATCTAAATTATTTAAATGTGTATCTCTAGCAACATATAAATCACGAGTAACGTATAAATCTCCCGTTGTAATTGGTGGAGTTGTGAAAGTAGTAAGACGATTATTTAATTGAACTTGTTTATTAATGGTTTTTCCAGTTACAAATGAACGCATCGATCTACTCATTACGAATGTTTGTATACTATAATATAATATAATATACAAAAACGGACTATCGACCGATTCGTAGAAACGTCGCCTGAACTTTTTTACTTTTTTCTACATTTTCCAATGTTCGCAAATCACTTTGATATTGTTTTTGCATGATTTTTTCTTGCATTTCTTTCTCTCGATTTCTCAATAAATTTTCCGCTTCTATTTTTTCTAAAGGGGCATATCCTTGTTCTCTCGATTGACGATATTGATCAACAGAAGCATATGTTTTCACTTTTGCTAAATCTTTTTCAGAAACAGAAAAAACGGTTTGATCTTTATGAACTTTTCGTAAATCTTCATATTTTAATTTACTAAATGGATCCGTAGAAATATATTCGTCTTCGTCGCCATATAAATTAGATCCACCATTTCTCCCACTATTTAACATTTGCACTCCTTTGTAAACCGATATTGCATTTGATTTTTCTTTTATTTTTTCGATGGATGTATTTATTTGTGAAACGGATTTTACTACACCAATATCTTGGAAGAGAGCTTCTTCTTTTGTAAACCATTCATTTTTGGTAGGATCTGGTTTTTCTCTCATATTCTCTTCGAAAAGCGCATTGAAATTCTGATTAAAATTCTTTTCGGCGGTTCGTTTTCCGATCTGTCTAGCAATTTCTTTTTCATTGATATCTTCGGCTAAATGTTCATATTTGATTTCTTGATCTGTAGGAACAATTTGATTCGTTTTATTTTGGGTTTCATAATAAGTAAAAATAATTTCATACGCTTTTTTGTAAAAGAGAAAATATGAATCTGGAAGACGCGATTTATCTGGATGCATTTGTAATGTTATTTTTTTCGCTTGTTTCATATGTTCCATCGTAATTTTAGTTTTCGAAGGGATTTTAAATAAATTGAAAATATCATGGAGAGAATATTCGTTAATATCTAAATGATGATTCATTTCTATTTTATCCTTCGAAAAAACATAAATACATTTAGCGAAATATATTTATACATATTAATGTCTCTTCCTATTCTTACCGAACTTCCAAATAAAATCGCATTTCAACAAGCATTAGAATCAAATCCGGGGGTTGTAATAATTAAATTCGGTGCGGAATGGTGTGGACCATGTAAGAAAATCGAAGGACATGTGAAAATATTAATGAATAGTATGCCTGAAAATGTGCAATCTTATATTATTGACATTGACGATAGTTTAGAAGTATATTCTTTTCTTAAAAATAAGAAAATGGTCAATGGAATACCAGTCATTTTAGCCTATTATAAAAATGACGAAGCCTCTTATATTCCAGATGATGTAATTATTGGAGCGGATGCAGTGAAAATTAATGAATTCTTTGAGAGATCATATAAACATGCAAAGGGACTATAGTTTTTTTTTATGAGAAGTTGTTTTGCGCGTTTTTTTTCCTTTCTTTTTTTTTGAAATAGTTTTTCGTTTTTTTTTACCGCCTTCTTTCGCTGGTTCTGGTTCCGGTTCTACAACAGGTTCCGGTTCTACAACAGGTTCAGGTTCTACCACAGGTTCTGGTTCCTGTTCAGAGCCTTCTTTTTCTTTTAAAGTTATATACCCTAAGCTAGCCACAGTAACACCTAATAGCATATATGTAATCAATTGGGTTCCATTTATAGTATATAAGGATAATTTACTAAAATCAACCGTATTAACATCTGGTATTCTAATGGGTGAATTGTAATTATTCGGGTTGAAATAACTATAATTTGTGCTACTCATATTTTATATAATATATACATAATATAATTAGTTTAGGTTATCCTAAATATACGTAAAATAAAAGATATATTTATCATATATAACAGAAAAATATGGTATATTTTTTCAAATATATTAATTTTCCAGTTTTTATTATTAGTTTTGCATTTGGAATGTTTGCAGTTTATGTAACTATGCCAGAAACAAAGAAAATTATGGTTTATCCTTCTCCAGACAATGTAGATATAATTCAATATAAAGATAAAGCTGGAAATTGTTTTCGTTTTCAAGAGACAAAAGTCAAATGTCCTGCAAAAGAAAGTGATATTTCCAAGACGCCTTTGCAAATCTAATTTATTAGATGGCCCTTTGGCAAATCTAATTTATTAGATGGCCCTTTGGCAAATCTAATCTAATTTATTTTATTATATAGGCATTGTGTATTCGGTTAAGAATATCGGAATAAGATATTCTATCCATATAGGATATAATATTCTACATGTTAAACATCAAACGATTATTAAATACTGAATTGGGCCGTTTTTTCATTTCGGTTATTATTGGAATTGGTTTAGCCACTTTATTTCGCAAATCTTGCACAGATAAAAATTGTATTATTTTTGATGGACCCGTCATTAGTGAAGTCGATGGAAAAACATTCCGATTTGGTGAATTCTGTTATAAATATGATTTAAAACCAAATAAATGTGATCCTACGAAACGAACGGTAGAAATCACCGATTCTAAAAATGATAAAATAGACGGAGGTATTCCTGAAATCCTAAAACCACAAGCTCCTGTAGATATGTCAAAAAGTTGGTTTTAGGTAATTAATTATTCGTTTCTTTAATAGATAAAACATACATACTTATTGTATATTTTATAGAATGGATTCTGTTACGCGTATTAGTGACTTACCAGAAAATGTTACCATGATGCAAGGTCCAACAAATGCAATTTCATCTTATGCTCCTATTGACGTGCATCCAAATCCTTATGGACATCCTCCACCAAGTGTTCCTACCTATCCAACACCTTCTTTCCAACAACCTTTACCACCTAGAGATATGCCTAAAGATCCTACCGTTTATACCCATGATGAACAAATTCAAGCAAATTATATCCCTCCTTTACCTCCTATTCAAATGAATCTCTCAAATGAATACATGAAAAAATACGAACAGGAAAAAGAAAAAGAATGGAAAGAACATGTTGAAAAAAAACGGAAGAAATCCAGATTTGAAAATATTGTGGAAAATGGCCAGATTCCCATTTTTGTCGCCATTTTGTTTTTCATTTTTCATATGCCAGTCGTAAATACTTATATTTTTAGGAAATTATCCTTTTTAGCCATTTATGATAATGATGGAAATTTCAATACTTACGGCTTGCTTTTAAAGAGTGCTTTATTTGGAATTGTATATTATTTCTTTTCTGGATTTACGGAATGGTTAAGTGAAATTTAGATAAAAAATATAAAGACGTTTTTATATTTACATTAAACTTATAATGTGTCATTTTATAAAACTAAAGCATATAATAATCAATGTTTCTCATATACATAATATACAAATCAAACCAAACATTTTAGTAATACATTTTTCTCCAAAAAACACATATGAAATTATTCAACAAGAGAATCCTACGGATTATCATCATTTACAGAAATGGATAGATCGATTGTATGTAAGGGAAATATAGTTTTATTCATTAAAATAAATCCCGCGGTATTTCTCTACTAATTTATCTGGAACGCGCGTTTTTCCTGCAAATAATGCAACTAGATCATCTACAGATAATTTTTTCTCTGTCTGATTTGTATCCGTATTTCTGGTTAAACAAGTAATAATAAAAAAGAGAGAATACATTCCACATTCGGTATTACTTTGTTGATGACTGACATTTCTATTTTCGACAATTCTCAATTTCCGATTCTTTAATGGTTTAATTAAATTAAATTGTGATTCTAAACGTGCCATTAAATCTTTCACTTCTTTTGGTGTTTCTTCAGATGTGCTATTGAAATAAAACAGAAACGGAGTTGGATCTTGAATATCCATAAACATAGAAACCCAATGTGTTCCAGGACCATCCGACGTATCTAAATTGAAAATAACGCCGAATTTCCGTTTTCCTCGACGATATTCTTTTACAATATTAAGTTGACATAATTCTTCCCAAATACATTTTCCATTCTTTTTTTTATCGAAATCGATCGGAGTAGGACCTAGAAAAAGAAAATCACGATTCGCTTCTTCATATTGTTGAATTACTGCATCAATATCGAAATTTGATAACCATGCATTCGGTTTTGAACGCCATTCGGTGGGTTTTACAGGAGAGAATAAATCTTTTTTCAATTTATCTTGTAAATATTTATTAGGAATTTTTTTCAACCAACAAGATTCACGATCACATTCCGGGATTTTCTGATGTAAATGTGCCCAGATTTGTTTTGGGTCATCCGTCACAATTTTTTTATCTGGATAATGTTTATTATATGCATCTTTTAATGTTATAATCGATTCTTTTGTAAAACAAGAATAATCCAAAATTTTATTTTTTCTTGTTCCAGGGTGACAATTCGTTTTTTTAAAACCTCTTCTTTTTTTTGTAGACATGAGAAGAATAATTATATTATAGATGTATAATATAATAAATTACTATAATTTTATTTTTTAGTATTTGTTTCATTATTTTGTTTTATATAATCCGGTTTGGTTAATATTTCCGCCATAGTAATAAATCCGAAACCTCCAAAAATAGATTCATAGTCTTCTAAACCTTGATCATCTATATAGAAACGTGCTGGTAAAATATTCACTCCATAATTCATTACTAAGGAGAGAATATCTGCCTTTGATGGATTCTCATTATTATATATAGATAAATCGGGAAAGGATTCGGTAAACTGATTTACATTATTTGCACATGTCAGACAATTGTAATATTTGACGGTTACAATGGGTCGTTTGGCTTCAGCCAAAGCAGCAGCAGTATCAGCAGCATCTTTTATTCTATTCGCAGTTGCAGTAGCAGCAGTAACAACAGCAGCAGCTGCCGACTCAGCAGCAGCTGTATCATCTGCTATTTTCTTAGCAGCAGCAGCGGCTGCCGCTGCCGTAGCTGCTGCAGTAGCTTCTGCGATTTTTTTAGCAGAAGCTTCATCTGCTTTTTTCTTAATATCATCCTCTATTCTTTTCCTAACAGAAGCAATATGACCACTAACTCCTCTATACTGAGTTGAACTAGATGTAGATGTAGATGTAGATGTAGGAGTAATTCCTTCCAGTCCTTCTATTACATTTGTCTTTACAATAACTGGTGGTCGTATACAAGATTTTAAATTAGTGCCAGTGGACATACTAGCAATTCCAGGGATCGAAAAATCAGGAACTGTATAATTCGCAAATAATGTTTGATATTTTTCTATTAACTGCACATTAGCATTTATCGTATTATCTAATGAATGGTTTATATTTGGATTGATTAATCGTTCAAACATTGGATCTGAATTTACTAAATCCGCAATAAGAAACACATTTTTTTCTAGGGGTAATTGCATAGCTGAAATAGTATTTGGACTTATCTTTTTATTCACATTTTTATATAATAAATTATCATACATACCAGAATTATTATTTATACCAAATATACGTATTAATACAGCCATGACATTTTCATATAAACCAATAATTCCAGATTTTATTCGTAGTTGTATATATAATGGATCATTTTTTACAGTTAAACTATTAGAAGTAGTAATTGCAGTTAATAATACATCATATAATGGTAATGTATTTTTCGAAGAAGTCTGGTAATTACTACCGGCATCTGATGAAAAACCAACGACAGGTTGATTTTCTAAATTACTAGAGGAAGTGGAATCTGTTACAGAATATATTTCAAAATCAATAAAACGACATCCTCGATTTAAAACTTGCACTACCATACTTAAATCCATATTATATTTACCCGAATACGCAGTATTCCAAGATGCTTTTATGAAATATTGATTTGTAGAAATAGTATTTAAGGATGAATCTGTTCTTATGACATAATTATACAGACTAAGAGTATGTGGTTTAAAAGATTCTTTTACAGGCTCTATTATAGGTTCATTTTCAAGTTTTTGTCGTTTTGACCATAGTCGATACAAGATAATGGTGGCAATGATGATGGTAAGTATTAACAATATTTTTTTGTGTATTTCCATAGAATGTATTTAAATAATAAAAGAAAAAGAAAAATATATAATAACAACATAAATAATTGCTTATGCCAGGAGGATTATTAAATATCATTGCATTAGGAAATGCGAATATTTTTTTAACTGGAAATCCGTCTAAAACCTTTTTCCGAGTAACTTATTCTAAATATACAAATTTTGGTCTACAAAAATTCAGAATAGATTATGAGGGTATACGTGATTTACGATTAACAGAACCTTCTACTTTTTGTTTCAAGATTAAGAGATATGCGGAATTATTGATGGACACATATATAGGTATTACTTTACCTGATATTTGGAGTCCGATTTATTCTCCTACCTCCGATACGGATTCTCAATGGGCATCTTATGATTTTCGATGGATAAGGAATTTAGGAACAAATCTGATTAGTGAAATCACCATTCAAGCCGGATCTTTCGTTTTAGCTAAATATTCAGGAGAATATATTGCCGCATGTGTGGATCGAGATTTTACTGCCGATAAAAAACATTTATTTGATACCATGTCTGGTAATATTTTAGAACTAAATAATCCAGCAAATGCATTTAGTCGCGCTAATACGTATCCTTCCGCTTATTATAATCTAGATACTTCTGATACTATTGGAACTGAACCATCTATTCGTGGAAGACAACTATATATCCCCATCAATGCGTGGTTTACTTTAGATAGTCGATGTGCATTTCCTCTTATTTCTCTTCAATACAATGAATTGGAAATATATGTTACTTTACGTCCGATTCAAGATTTATTTCAAATCCGTGATGTTTTTGATTATGAAAATAATTTTCCTTATATTCGACCTGATTTTAATCAAGCCCGTTTTCAAATGTATCGATTTTTACAAAGCCCACCATCTGCAGATACTTCTATAGAATCTGGAAATTATGTAAATACCATTAGTAATTGGAATGCCGATATTCATTTAATGTCTACTTATGCATTTTTATCAAAAGACGAGGCCAAATTATTTGCAGGAGAAGATCAGGTTTATTTAGTAAAAGAAGTATTCCAATATAAATTTGATAATATAACTGGCTCCAATACTGTTTCTCTCACGTCGAATGGTATGATTTCTAGTTGGATGTGGTATTTACAAAGAAACGATGCTTATTTACGAAACGAATGGAGTAATTATTCCAATTGGCCATATCATAATTTACCTTCTGATATTCAAGTTGCACCACAATATTCCAGTGCTGAAACATTATTGAAAGAGAATATTTCTGGTATTAATCCTCTGTTAAATTTAAATGGATATGGGTTAGGTCCTTTATTAAATCCTAGTGGTCAAAATACTGGAATATATACTACCGGGAATTATAGCACCGATAATCAAAAAGAAATCTTGCAAACATTTGCGATTGTATTAGATGGAAAATATCGAGAGAATACTTTGAGTTCTTCCGTGTTTAATTATATTGAAAAATATACTAGAACAAATTCATTTGCAAAAGAAGGATTATATTGTTATAATTTTTGTTTAGATACTAGTCCTTATACTTATCAACCATCTGGTGCAATTAATTTAGGTAAATTTAAAAAAGTCGATCTTGAAATCACTACCTATGTCCCACCGATTAATAGTATTGGCGCAAATTTCCAAATTATTTGCGATAGTAATGGTGCTCCGATCGCGACAAATAAATCGAATTGGAGATTATATGATTATAATTTCAATATGACCTTATTTGAAGAACGATATAATATTATTTCTTTTATTGGTGGAAATTGTGGTTCAGTATATGCAAGATAATAAAAAATGTTTCAATGGTATATTATTTTATAGAATCGATATATAAGATAATAATGTTGGTGGAAGATCCAATGACGGAAAAAATAAAGAAAGTATATCGTAAAAATAATTATAATAATATTTCGATTTTTCCTACTATTGACTCTAATGTAGTATTACCATCAGTCACTTTAGAAGGATTGACAACCAGGAATAATATATCCAAGAATTATGCATATACGGCAGATAGAATATTTAATCCTAAAAAAGATTCTAAGAAACCTAAAGAACCTGAGAAAAAAACACAAAGTAATGGTCAAAGTTATGAAGAACTTAATAGTAAAGTAAACCAATATAAAAATCAAGTTAGTAGCACCTCTGATAAAATATATAATTCCGCATCAGGTATTGGATCACTAATTACTGGTGGGTCAGATATTGATCCTAATGCAACTGCTAGACAATTTCAATCTCAACAACCAAGTAGTAGTAATCCACCTAATTTTTTCGAAACGTTTGGATCTATTGCAAATGTATTGCTTTTTTTTATTAATTTCATCAACAATACTTTGATATATATATGTATTGTGTTTGTTCAAATTATTTATAAAGAAGTGCCGATTTTACCTTGGGGGAATCTTAAAAAATCGATGGCTATTAATAATTGGCCATGGAAATTAGATTTAGATGTATCCCCCTATGATAATTTGGCATTAGATCCTTCTGCTGTTTTAGCGGATCCATCTGGATCACCTATTCTAGTCTTTGGAAATAGTTATATATCCGCGGAAACATACCATACTCGTCAAAAAATATTATATGATAGTAATATCGTATTTAGTTTATTTTCTGAAATAATAATGATTGGTATCACTTGGGTATTTACGAATAATGCATATTATTATTTATATAAAGATCCATCTACTGAATTAAAATCAGATATTTTTCCATACAGAGTCATCAAACCATATAACGATTTGAAGGGAGTTCCTAGTGTGAAAAGAGGTGGATTCGTTTTCAGTGGGATTTATCCATTTGCAGTATTCAATACTTTATTAGCTGCACCCTATGATATTTTGTTTCTCATGTTGTTTGGTATAAAACGTGTTACTCAGATGATTGGATTATATAAATATCATGCATTAGTTTATATTATATTATTTTTAGGATTTCTATGGTTTAATTTAAAACATTTCTGGAAAATATATTCACAATTTACATCAAATCCATTTTCATGGCTTTATAATCCATTCTTTGCAATATTTATTATTTATGGTTTGTATCAACATTATTTTACAGTATCTATTATTAATGATGAAAATAAAAAAATAGAAATGTCATGGTTGACGGTAGTTTGTTCTATTATAACCGTTCTTGCCATTTTTTTTACATTGGTTGGAATCTATCCAATTATACGTATGTTTTATTATTTTTGGTGTATTTATGTATTCTTAGGATTCCAAGGATTTACTAATGATACTTATAATGAAATTATGAAAAATGAAAACAAAAAAAATTGCGAATCGGATAAAGTCTCTATTTTTAAAACGATACGAAACATGATTCATTTGTTTTTTCAATATTTCATTTATTTTGTCGTTTTTATATCTGTAATTTCAAATGTAATGTATTTAAATAAAGTTCCAACTTATAATAGTCAAAGTTCATCTGGTATGAAAATATTTCTCAGTATTTTATTTTTAATGGTGTTTATGTTTTTAGTATATTCCTTTTTAAATGCAAATAAACCAAGAGAAGAAAAGACGGTGATATACAGTAAATCTTATTTGAATGAAAAACCACCAGATGTAAATGTTCTTTTGAAAAATGTTGAAATGCCTAAATTCCAAGCAAAACCTATACCTGACAAACCCGGTTCCCTAGACAAACCCGGTTCCCTAGACAAACCCGGTTCCCTAGACAAACCCGGTTCCCTAGATAAACCCGTGGACCAAATCCAGATTCCAGGAACTATGGACAATTCAAAAGTAGATCCAAAATCTCAACAATATTTGGAAGATTTAAATGTAAAAGTGAAAAAGTTAATATTATTTTTAAATGATGATGCAAATTTAAGTGTTTTAAATGACAATCCACTAACATCAAGTTCCTATAATTCTTATAAAATGCATATTCAAGAATTTGTAAATACATTGAAGAAAATAGAAGAAATGTTAGATGATCCAATTACAAAAGAATTGTTTCAAAATCCATTTTATATTACAAAATTAAAAGATAGAATCAAAGAACGAGTTCAAAATTCTTCTCTTTCAACAAATATGAAAAGATATTTCGACAAAGCAATCTTATTTTTAGAAGAAATTATTCGAGAGAAAATAGATCAACGTATTTCTAAAATATTTAATGATATTTATAATATTCCTTTTCCTACTTTAGAAAACGTGGCAACTGAATTAAAAGGACCAGAAATAGTGGAAACCTCTCCTGAAAACAAACTAGGCGACGTAAAAGTAGGAGGTGCTGAACCAATCCAAGAGGGTGTTTTGGCTTATATTGATAAAGTGAAAACTGTTTTCGAGAAAGAAATGGAAATGTTTACTTACAAATTAAGTCGTATTTTCGAGAGAGTATTCCCTAAAGAAACAGAAACTGTCATTAGTATAACACAAATATATAATACGAAAATTTATCAAGCATTTTTTATACAAGTAGAACCTGAAATCGGTCTAATGGCTATGTTAGTGACTGAATTATATCCTGAAAAAACAAAACCAGGTGTTTGGAATAGTATCCAAAGTGCTGCTAAAGTTGCGAGAAATTCAATACGTTAAGAAAAGATATAAACATATTTCATTGTTTCATCTAATCTAATTCAGAAAATGACGAAAAACAAACCCGCAAATAAATACCCTTTTGTTAGTGTTTGCACTCCGACTTTTAATCGCAGACCTTTTATAAAAACGATGTTGGAATGTTTTCGTAATCAAGATTATCCTAAATCTCGTGTCGAATGGATTATTGTCGATGATGGAACCGATAAAATCGGCGATTTATTACAAGCTTCTAATATTCCACAAATCAAATATTTTCCATTAGATAAAAAAATCGCCTTAGGTGCTAAACGTAACTTAATGCATGAAAAAACAAAAGGATCCATTATTGTGTATATGGATGACGATGATTATTATCCACCAGAGAGAATTAGTCATGCGGTAGAGCGTCTACAACAAAACCAATTAGCTTTATGTGCTGGTTCTAGTGAAATATATATTTACTTTAAACATATTCAACAAATGGTGCAATTTGGACCATATGGTCCAAATCATGCTACTGCCGGGACTTTTGCATTTCGAAGAGAATTACTAGATCAATGTAGATATGACGAAACTGCTGCAATTGCAGAAGAAAAAGCGTTTCTAAAAAATTATACTATTCCATTTGTGCAATTAGATCCATTGAAATCCATTTTAGTGTTTTCCCATGAACAAAATACGTTTGATAAACGGAAATTACTTGATATGCCAAATCCACAATATCAAAAAGTAAGTGATAAAACCGTAGATATGTTTATTCGTGGTGGACAGAAAGAAGATGCGATAAAAAAATATTTTATGGAAGATATCGGACCTCTTTTAGATGCTTATGCTCCTGGAGATCCCAGTTTGAAACCAGATGTTCTAGATCAAATTAAAAAAATCGAAGCAGAACGAAATAAAATGATTGAAAATATGCAAAAACAACAACAAACGAATAATGTAGGAGGTGGACAAATTATGATGCAAAATCCAGGAGAAGCACCACGTGCTTTAAATCATCAAGAAATCATTCATTTAATACAAACCCAACAACAACAAATACAGGGATTATTACAACGAAATGCAGAATTAGAAAAAGCAATTAACGAAATGAAATGGTAATGGTAATATATATACAAATATAAATGTAAATATATTACTGTAAATGGGGTGTGATTATTATATAGATACCGATTTGGTAGTTTATTATAAAAATAGTTCTAACTATAAAACTTATATTCTATTACAACATGAAAGAGGATATTTTTACGATATAAGTGTAGATTCAGATGAAGAAGGAATACAAGAACAATTAGAACCAAGAATGAAACCAATTGTTATTTATAAAAACGATGTTTTTTGTAAACCGAGTTTTGAAGACAAATATAAGAATATGATTATACATCATTTACCTAGCGATAAAACATGGGCCGATATTGCTAAAGTCGTGAAAAAAGAAAGTCGTTATGAGAGAGATTAACCATAATGTGTTTATGGAAAATCATGATGCACATGTTCTTTCAAACATTGGACATTTTCCAACATAATTGCTAAATCTCGTTTACGATCCGCATCTTTCATATGTTTATGTTTATCGACGATTGCTTCTTCTAATCTATGGACGGAATTCTTATAAGTCATTACCTTATCATTCCATCCATTTCTTTTCGCTAATATCATCCATCCTAGTTTTTCAAACATACCTACATACCATTCATGTAAACCATGACATGTATGTTCATGGGGCACTTTAGATGAATCTTTAGATGAATCTTTAGATGAAGCTTTATTTCTACGAGTTTTTCTCATTGTTATTATTATATATATTTCTTAAATATTATTTTTACTGGACTTGTTTTTTGTAAAAATAATATGTCTAAACCTTTACTACAACTGCAGGAGTAGGATTCATAAGCATATACCCCATTTCACGCACATAATTATTGGTTAAGCACCAAACTAAAGCAAATACTAGACCATGGACAATTGCCATTGAGAATTTACTTCCTTTTGGTGGAAGAGAAAGTAGGATACCAGGAGTTAGTAATACGAACAAAAGGAAAACATAGAAAAACATGAAAATCTTCATTGTATAGATTTGTTATATATAATATCAAAGAAAATGATTGTAAATTTGTTGAACAAAAAATTGGTGTATATATTTTGTTCAATTGTAAAATTATTATTCAAAGTTTTCATCTTCTTCCCAATCACTTTCTTCCATTTCGTCTAAATCCCCTTCTTCAGAAATGGTATCTTCTTTTTTTACATTCTTGTCTAAAAATCGATACATCCGTTTTATATCCAACATATCCACATCCTCTTTTCCTAAATGTTCTTGGATTTTTTCGACCCAATCCATATTTTTCGAAGTATTATTTCCATATAAAATTCGAAGCTCTTGGAAAAAAGCGACTAAATCATTTTTATCCATATTCATTTTCTGACAAAGACCATATAAAAAAAGTTGATTGTTATATTCTGTCGAATATTTCGTCAAGACTTTTGTAAAATCTACTTCATTTAATGCAAATTTATTTTGATGATCTGGAAATGTATCGTGATATAATTTATTATTGTAAAATGTCTTGATGAGAGAACCCATCTCATTGAATTGCCATATTTGACTCTGGAAAGTGATTCTACTGATATAATCTGCAAAACACATATTTTTCAACAATTTAGAATAAAATGGAAATGCTTTTTTACTGGGTTCTTTTGCTAAAGGATTTGCAATATTTTCATGCCATAATAATGCAACCGTCGTTCTATCGGTTTCATTCATAAAGGGAATATGTTCTTCTAATGGTATCGTATTATTCAGTAATCTCCATGTAATCTTTTTCGCATCTTCATTCAACATTTTCGCATGAAAAATATTCTGAACTGTTTCTACATTCAATAATTCCGGTTTCTTTTTCCATATTTGCGATAAAAAAAGGATTTTTCTCAAATCTCCCTGTATATATTCATGCATTTTTTCTTGGATTGATTTATCAAATGTATAATAGGTTGGCAGACAGATATTTAATAGATCCGTTACTTGTCGTTGTGTTGGAACTTTTAATTCGAATGTATGACATGCTTTCATTAATTCACGGATTTTCTTGTCATTCTTATGATTTCCTATACAAATAATCGGATTTAGTGTAGTATTTTCCGCTTTCTGTTTTTTCGTTTTCTTTTGTCGAATTAATTTTATCAGTGCATCAATACCACCTTTATCTCCATTATTCATTCCATCGATTTCATCCATTACTATCGCGATTTTTTTTACTCTACGATTCATTAAATCCAACACATTTCGATTTGATAGATGATTCGAATCGATTGTTTGAAACAGAGATTTATTTCGCACATCTCCTGCATCATATACGATTGCATCATATCCTAATTCTTTCAAAAGTTGAACTGTAAAATGTGATTTCCCTGTCCCTGGTGAACCGTAGATATATATACCTTTTTTAAACGTGGTTTGTTGACATTTTTCATCAAATGTGCTTAGTATCGTCGTAATTTCTTTTACTATATATTCTCTCTCAAATATTTGATTGATTGGTAACATATTATTATTTACAAACGATTTGGTTCTTGTAAATAATAAAGATTTTTTATATTGATTTCTAACGACCGAATTTACTGAAATCACTAGTTAATGGCATATAATTTGAATTTCCCTTGTTTGGCATAGCACCATACATATTACTTATATCTACATTCGATGCACTATTTTTTGGTAATAATGGATTGGCAGAGGTGGCAGTAGGTCCACCGTAAGAATTAGAATACCCCATTCTATCTACTCCTTGCCCTTGTCCTTTTATTTGTGTTGGGCCTTGTCCAAGATTTGCAATTCCTCCTACGATTTCTCTACCTAGTCCGACGGTTCCTCCAACGATTTCTCTACCGAGCCCAACGGTTCCTCCAACAATATCTTTACCTAATCCTACGGCACCAGATGCTGTCTTGGTTGCTAAATTTGAAGCACCTGATGCTGTATCTTTTGCAATATTTACTGCACCTGATGCGGCATCCGATATGGAATCATCTATACCAGATATGATATTTGCAGGTTGATTAATGGCATTATTTAAAACACCACCAATTGTATTAGCACTCTTACTTAAAGTATATCCATTACCTGCAAAATTAAAATTACTATTATCATCTCCTGCCAATGAACCACCATTTCCGGTTTTTGTTCCAGATCCTCCATTTCCACCACAATTTGTGCAGGTTCCCGTCGCAGGACAAGATGGACAAGAAGGACAAACCGGTGGAACAATTTGTGTTTTCATAATATAATCATCCGAATAATTGAAATTAGGACCGTTTGGATTTTTATTCAGTCCTTGGGTTGCCCAGTAATAAAACCATCTGTAATAATCATTCATCATACTTGTTGGTCCTCCATTAGTATCTGACCCATTTGTCCAATTATCTTCATTCCATTTTTTATTATCTCTATCTCTACCCATATTATTACTTCCTCTTGATTCTGATGGATTCTCGATATCCTTATCATAATAAGTCTCTGTATTATGAAGCGATAAATTGAAATTAGATGCACCGGTATTACCCATTACTGGCCCAGAATCTAATCCGTTTAGATTGAATCTTTGCACATTGAATAATGTATATCCATTATATCCATCTGGCTGAATTAAGGCAATCGTAGTAGTTGGACCATTATTGATATATAAAACCATGAGATTTCCATAGGCATCATATGCATTTGTCCATGAACTAAAAATACCGGTAGTAGACCGTTTTTGTGTTGATATATCCGACTCTGAAATAGTTTGTCCATTTTGATTATATATAGTAAAATTGTCATATTTTTTATTTTTATATATTACCAATACTCCAGTGCTATTATCGTAAAATATACAATCACTTAATTGATATACTTTTATATCATCATTCTTTTCATCTAATGCTACAAATAAATTTATCATTGGATTTGCATTATAATTTGGGTTTTCTTTAGAAAACGGCAATGGGGAATTAGAATAGGCTATATTTCCTGTTTTATTTCCAGGTCCAAACCACGTAGTAATGACATTAATTGATTCTTTTTTATCAATAATGTGAATATACGTGCTGTCTTTCCATGGTAATACAAATACGAAATAATCATTATCTTGACTCTGTGTTTGATACACCATTTCACTATAAGATTTTAGAAAAGAATCTTTTGCATCAATTGTTCCTTTTACATCATCTAAACTTTTATCTGTTAATGAATAGCCATTAATACTAGCTAAAACACTATCATTCTTATTTGGATTTGCTACAAATAAATTCAAAATAGAATCTCCTTTTGTATCCACACCATGATAAGCATTCCCATAATATCCATTCCCTTTTGTGGTATCACCGTTGTAATTATAACCATCTACTTCAATAATATTTGCATTGTCTGCATCGTAATAAATACAATCATATACTAAATATACATTCTTTCCGTAATTACCACCTACTTTTCCAGAATAATAGGGAATATATACTTTGCTAACTGGAGCAGTTCCATAGTAGTATGATTCTAATCCTTCTTTTTTCGAATTACTTAGTTTACTCGTTTGGAACCAATTCCCTACTAATATCGAAATGATTAATGCTCCTAATATAATTAGAAATAATCCCAATAATGATATTTTATATGCTGCCATTTCGAGAGATTCTATAATATTATATATTATATATTTCTAAGAAAATTGAAATATAAAATGAATTTATGTTATTGTCTAAACCCTCTTTGAAAAATGAATATTAATGTTGATTACGATTTGCAAAATAAATATGGTTTGAAAATGTTTTATCAACAAGAGAAAATCGAAATTGGGATCGATGAAGCCGGTCGTGGACCGCTTTTTGGGAGACTTTATGTTGCCGCCGTTGTTTTACCTAAAGATGGTTCTTTTGATTTCTCTCAGATTCGCGATAGTAAAAAAATCACGTCTAAAAAAAAGATTGCAGAAATTGCGGAATATATCCGAACGGCTTCTTTAGCATGGCATGTGGTTTTTATTGAATCATTAGAAATCGATCTTATTAATATTCGTCAGGCTGTTCTAAAAGGTATGAGAGAATGTATTCGACATATTTTAGAAAAGTTGGAAACGAAAGGATTGGGGAATGATGCTTTTCTTTTGATTGATGGGAATGATTTTACTGGATATCCTGTATTTGATGAAGCGACCAATACTTTAGCGAGTCTTCCCTTTGAAACCGTTCCAGGTGGTGATAATTTATTTGCGTCCATTGCTGCAGCGTCTATTTTAGCTAAAACGGAGAGAGATGCTTATATTAGGGATCTTTGTTCTTCGATTCCAGCATTAGATGCTAAATACGGATTGGCCAAAAACATGGGATATGGAACCAAACAACATTTAGACGGGATTTTAGAACATGGAATCTCACAATGGCATCGAAAAACGTATGGTCGATGTAAAGAGGCTAAACTGAATGATTTATAAATATATTTGTATATTGTAATAATGAGTAAAAATAATCCAGATGATGAATTAATCGATTTATCTAAAAAAATTTCCCGTATATCAAAGGTAGATATGAAGGATCCTAAACAAATAAAAAAGGATAGAAATAATAAATATAATAATACACGCAAAAAAATAAAAGAAGAATTAATTACAAATAATGCAAATGCATTACTTGAAATTCAATCAATATTGATAAATTTAACAAAAATTTTATTGAATGATTTTTATAATGATTTTATTTTTAAATTACTACATAATTGTGATAGCCAAAATGGTAATTTTAATATTATGTTTCGACAAAATGACCTTTATACGAGAGGACAAATAAATATTGATAAGGATAATACTAAAATATATAAACTTGAAAATGATGATAACATTTATACATTAGATAAAAATAATGTTATTAATATTCGATTTTTATATTGTAAAGATGAAACTACAAACAAAATAGTTCCATCAAAAACAAAAAATAGTTCGAATGATTTTTCTTTCAAAAAAGGTAATTCTTATTCACGAAATGGTAATTTTTGGAAAATAAATAATAACCATAATAATAATAATGGTGTAGAACATGAATATGATATTAAAATTATACTAGATGATTTTCATAATAAATTATTTCTAGATATTACCAATTATCTCATTATTTATTATCATTTATTGCAATTAAAAAATGAGATTATTTTATTAAAACAATATAATGCACATTTTTTTGGAACCTTAAACGCAATGTTTATTTTTTATAAAAATTTATTATTTAATTTCAATATAGATAATGATTCTGAAAAAATTATATTTAATGGTTTTAATAAAATAAAAAATATAATTAGAGTAAATCGTAATGATTCAGATTTAAAAATGTTTAATAATATGTATATTAATACGTTTCAAAATATAAAAAACAAAACTGTGAAACAAAAAGAACAGTCTCGTAGAAAAACATCTAGATCTAGATCTCCTTTATCACCTATAAAAGAAAACGAAGACAAAAACGAAGACTCCACTTGAATTTATCTGTAAAAGATTACTAAATTACATGTTCAATCTGTAAATAAGATATTTCTGTTTGTCCAAATTCTCTCTTTACAAATTCACGGAAAACATCATATCCTAATCCCCTTTCTTTTATATCACATTTTCTACGAATTTTCCCTTGGATTTCCAATGATTCTCGAAACCGAATACCTTTCTCTCCAAATTGATCATAAGGATAATATTTCAATAATTCTGGAAAATATGTTTGCATAAATGTCGCAACACATTTATATTCTGAAAATCGGTAATATATTTTGGATAATGCCATGATTTTTTCTTGCCACCCAACGGATCCAATTCTCTCAATAAGTTCACGAATTACTATATGATGGAAAATAAAATGATGTGGAACAAAGGTTCCTTTTTCGAATGGTTCAACAGATTCTAATCCTAAAATAGAGAGAATAGATGCATGGTATTGTTCTTGGTTAAACATGTTTTTTGCGGTTTCCTGTAAAATTGCAAATTTATATTCTCTCGATTCTATATCGTATAAATCCCATTTTATAAGAGGAATAAGATCTGCATCCCATACTACGAATGGATCAGAGAGATTTGGGATTCTATTTACTGCATCTAATTTAATGATTTGTTGAAACCACCATCCAAATTCTCTCGATTTTTCATCGATCCAAGTATAATTTCTCTCTAAATCTCCTTTTCCAAATATATTTTCATCAATCGTTTGAATAATCGTATTTCCTTTTTTCCAATAAATGGAATGTTCTAATATTTCTAAAGTCGAAAGAGAATCGGTGATAATATAAATGGTTCTGGGAGAATAAAAACAAACAATACCTTCTACGACCGTTCGTAGAATGACATTGTTTTTTTTTACTGGAATCACAAAATCCAACACTGATTTTTCTTCCATTATTCGAGAGAAAAAGAAAGATCTTTATATGTTTCCAGAAAAAAAGATAAACCAATTTTTAGGATACATGTAACAAGAACGATGAGACAACACTTAAAAGAACTATATTTTGTGTGTTTACCAATAGCACTTATGCCATGTTCTACTTTTGGAATGTTCAATGGAATGCGTTTTGGATTTGAGTGTAAAGATCCTGTAGATTCTTTTTGTCAAACGATTGGACATACTAGTATTGGTATCATTACTGGATTTACCTATCCGATTTCTTTACCACTATTAGCCGGATATGTATTGTTAAAAAAGAAAGAATAGATTGTTTTTCTATAATTGGTTTGATAAGTAATATCGTAAATATACAAGGTATAAATGGAGAGAAAAGGATACCAAATAGATGTCGATAAAAAAGATACTCTTTGATTTACTATAATTAGTGAACCTATTCTTACGATATGATTGATATGATAAAATAGTTGATAATATACTGGATTTTCTGGAAACAAATCGGTAATATCTTTTACATTATGGGCTTCACTTCCTAAGATATAATTCGGATTCTCTCTTTTTTTCATGATATAAGAGAGAATACATTCATCTTTACAAAGAATCCACGAAACTGGAATTGCGATATTTTGTAAAAGGTATATAGTATCGTATAATTGATGCTGAAAATATGGAAAATATCCATATATGCTTTGTAAGATCATTCCTGCTAAATGTATTCTTCCAAATAAAATATTCATATATGTATGTATGAGAATATAGGTATGATATTTTCTATATAAGAAAAAATTGAATATATTTATCTATTCAGGATAGATAAGATAAGTATAAAATGACTAGTATTGGATTACATCGTGTGCAAACCGATAAATTTTATACGAATCCTGCTGTAGTTCGCATTTGTATGGAATATATTCGTTCTAATGTCGCGATACAACCAGAAGATATTATTATTGAACCTAGTGCTGGGAATGGAGCTTTTCTCTCGGAAATCGAGAGTATGACGGATCATACCTTCTTTTACGATATTGAACCCGATCATCCTAGAATATTCCAAGCCGATTTTTTAGAAGTAGATTTAGACATATTGAGAGAATTCGTAGACGGAAATCGAAAAATACATTTTATTGGAAATCCGCCATTTGGTCGGCAGTCATGTCTAGCATTTTTATTTATTAAAAAATGTGTGAAATATGCAGATTCTATTTCTTTTATTCTCCCAAAAAGTTTCAAGAAAGAATCTATGCAACGACATTTTCCTAAATGTTTTCATTTAGTTTTTGAAGCGGATTTATTGGAAAATGCGTTTTTAGTCAATGGAAAAGTCCATGATGTTCCATGTGTTTTTCAAATTTGGGAGAAACAGACGACAGAAAGAGATGTATTGGCTCGTTTAGAACCAGAAGGATTTGAATTTGTGAAAAGAGATGGTGAACAGATTCCGGATATTTCTTTTAGACGAGTTGGTGTAAATGCAGGAATGATGGATACGGAATGGAGAGAAAAAAGTGCGCAGTCCCATTATTTTATACGGTTTACGAATGGAGTAGATCTTTTAGAAAATATTCGACGGGTGCGATGCGCTGAATTTTTATTTAATAATACCGTTGGACCAAAATCTATTTCAAAACAAGAATTAATTAGAGAATGGAATCGGATATTATAATTTTATATTGTTGTATTATAATATGAGTAAGAATGAATTGGTTAAAAGAATATTATCGAGGGTTTTATACTGCTAATAAAAATAATAGTATAATTAAATTTGAAAATAAAAAAAATAAATTAGTATCATTTTGTAACAATATTTCAAAATATACTAATACAAATAAAAATACAGTAACTAATGCAAATGATTATTGTGCAAATAAACCAAAACCAGAATATATAATATCTTCCGACAAACCGGAAGAAGGGTTGTCTAATTTGGTTTATAACATCGAAAATCATGCAGATAAAGTATTTCGAATTACCAAAAACAATGAACCTGCCGATGTGGAAATGGAATTAAACGGTTTATATTTACAATGGTATTTATCAAATGAATGCCTATCTAATTATATTTGTAAGGTGTATGACTTTGGTTATATAACAGATAATCGGGTAGGTGCTATTCTTGAAAAATTGGTTCCATTAGATGTATATATATATGATAACAAAAGTGATATCGATTTATCAGATAAAACTAAATATTATATACCACCAAACAATATACCCAATGATACTATTGTGAAAATATTATATGATATTCTGAAAGGATTACAATGCATTCATGAACAAAAATATATACATCTAGATATAAAAATAGAGAATGTAGGGTTATTAATAGAAAATGATGAAATCAAAACTGCAAAAATTTTTGATTTTGGGAATACCTATTATATAGATAATAAGCCATATGAAAAAATATTTCCAGTGGGAACAGACGGCTATATTGATCCAATATTGGAATTTTTAAATGTTCGTTGTAAATCAAACGATATTTTTTCGTTTGGATTTTTAGTTTATTATTTAGTAATTGAAAATAAAAAAAAACCATTATACGATGGCATTTTAGAATTAGTCAAAAAGTGCATATACCCGGTGAATATAAGTAATATAAAAAATTATAATTATCTATTTAGTCCAATAGAAAAATATACCACCGAGTCTATAAATGAAATCATTAACAGCCGTGGCACTGTAGACGAATTATTAGAATTGCCCATATTTGCATCTTTTCACAAAACAGATGCTCAACCGGTAACGATTAATAGTGATGGAGGCAGAAAAATAAAAAATTCAAAGAAAAAAAAAAGAAAATATAAATCTAAAACTCATCGAGTTCCAATTTTGAAAAAACGGAATTGAACTATACATCTAGTAATGTTTTTTTTTGTAAAGGGAAAAAGTTTATGATGTCTCGTTATAGGAAAAAAGAAACAGAAATATATGTATTGACACATTTATTTAGACGTGTTGGAATAGAGAGAAAAAAGTGAACAGTCATATTATTTTATACGATTTACGAATGGAGTTGATCTTTTAGAAAATGTTTATTTAATAATACGGTTGGTTAGAGAATATAATCGGTATCTTTACTAATTATATAATACAATGAGTAATGTAAATGAACTCAATGATTCTTCAAAACAAAAAAAAGAGCATAGTAAACAGATAAGATTTAAAATTAGTGTTGATAGAGATTTACGAAAAACTTCTAATGAAATTTTGGATTCGGAATTGAAAAGATATACTAAAATAATAGAAATAGCCGAATATAATAAAAACATATTATTAGAAAAAATCAAACAGTTTGACAATACTTTATTAGATGAACAACACGAGCAAATAAGAGAAAAATTTGCAAGGATTAATAGAGATTTCGTTGCTGCTGCAGTAAAAGAAAAAGAGAAAAATATAGTTGAAATAAATAATCAAATAAAAGAATTACAAAATAAACAAAATGGATTATTTTCTGATAATCCATTATATAACATTATTCAAGCACGAATTAATCGCCGAAAAGCTAACCTTACACAAATAAAAGACAAAATAAACAGTTTTGGTACTGACAAAAAAGAAGCAGAACGTAAAAATACTATTTTAAAAGGTGAAATTATAAAAATACTTAATGAAATAATAAAACAATTAGAAAAAGAAAAAGAACTAGATATAGAAATACAACATTACGAACAAAATATAATATTTTATAAAAAACACATGACAAACCTAAAATCAAATACTTTAAAAGAAAAAGAAAATGAAGAGTTTAATGATTTGAATAATTTATTAAATTATACTGAAAAAGTAGAATCTACTACATTGTCTCCATCTGAAAAACATAAATTAGTGGATGAATTTATGAAAGAAAATTCAAAAGGATACGTAGTAGGTAAACCTGTTAAATTAAAAAAAGTAGATAGTTTTCGTATCTATTCGGATGATCCTAATATTACTGCCAAAATGATTTTTTATACTAATATTCTAGATAAACTGAAAAGCGCACCACATATACAACCAACTACTATAAGTATGTTTAATAAAGGATATAGTAAAAGTGGTGGTAAATCCAAACGAACTTATAAGAGGAGAAAGAATTCTCGAATCAGATTATCTAAACGATTTAAATAACATATCGTATTTCTCTCAAATCCTTTTTCAAAAATATGAAACGCTTTGTTTTTCTCACTTTTCAAAACAATATAATTACAAACCACACAAATTAATTTTACATTTGGTTGATTCTCAAAAGGATCTTTCATAATATATTTTCCTGCTCGATTTATTTGGTGTCCTCCTCCCCATAAATCTAATTGATTCATACCAATCAAGGTTTTATTTTGGATTTTATCGGTAATATACCAATCTGGTATTTCCGAAGTAGGTGCTGTGACGCAATTTTTTTCAAATGCGACTTCATAAATATCGGCAGGTAAGGCGAGACTTTGGATTTTTTCTTGCACCATTTTATTGAATTTATTTCCACGAATCACTCCTTTGGTTCCAGGAGGAATCATTTCTACTAAATACTCTTTTAAAATCGCGTCTCTCGTTTCCTCGGAGATTTCGGCATGTTTTTCTATGATATTGGATAATTTTGTAACTGAATTTTTCACGGATTTACATTCTTGATATTCCGATAGTAAAGAAACGTCGGTTAATTTTTCCACCGTTTCGGCACAAAATTCAGAGGAAATACGTTGATTGAGGTTTTGTAACATGATATTTTGTAATATTAATACTGGTTTTATGTATTTTAGAAAACACATAAAATAAAACTTCAATTTTTCCTAAAATGGGTCCAGAAATTTATTAGGCGATCATTTTATCCGAATCTTTGGGATCATAAAACAAACCTTCAAACCATTTTAAAGGAACCGTCATGTATTTTGTGGTCCGGTCATAGGTGCTATATCCAATTAAAAATTCATTTGCCATTTTCTCAAAACCTAAAACATATTCTACTTTCTCTCCTTCCAATGTAAAATAACGTGTATAACGTTTCACATTTCCAGTTTCTAAATCTAATGCAACAATAATATGGTAATAATATCTGCGATCTTCATAAGAAACAGCATGACATAAGAACCATGTCTCTCCAATATGATCCATTTCAATACCATTACATGACCCACGAATATTTTTAAAAAAAGAAAGTGTATCGTAGATATGTTTTGTGCGGAATTCGTTTCCATTTACTTCTCCAATAGTAAGAGGATGCCATTTATAAACCATTTTTTTGGTTTTATTCGAAGGAAATAAAACCCAGTTTTTCTCAATAATATGTTGTCCTTCTTTTTCTAAGAAAACTTCATCGTAAGTAGAAAACGTATCTAAATTGATTTTACCATGTTCTACTACCATATTTCCAGATTCAATTCCGCGATTTGCATTATATACTACGGTTCCATCTTCCAAAACAGATAAACGCACATCTTCTAAACCTATATAATAACCATCTACCTCCGTATTATATTTTAAAACATCTTCTTTGAGAAGATACCATTTTTTTGTCTTCGGATTTTTCTCTAAAAGGGCTAAAACGTTGATGGTATGAATTGTTCCTGGATTTTCATAATTTCCGTCGTCTTTGATTTTGTAATTAACGATACGAACATTGAAGACTAATCGTTTACTTGGTAAAACACAAAAAGTAGGAGTGCTAGAAACAAATCCTGGATTTTTTAGTAATATGTCTTTACCTAAAGATTCTAAAATTGGTTGTAAATAATGTTTTTGCCATAAATCGGTTTGATGATCTTTCGCTTTTTCTACTGTAAATTTATAATTACTCATTACATTATTTGTGATCCAATCTTCTACATGAGGATTACTCAATACTTTCATATTGACAATATTCAAATCATATTTATCTAAATTCACATAATACGCAATAATACTCAATTCGAAATCTAATTTATAATCATACACATCTCTCTCCATAAATAAATAATCTCTTTCTAAATGTTCTTTTCTCATTCGATCGGCCATTGCAAAATACATATAAGCAATATGATTTTTACCATGATATCGATAATGTTGTGTAATTTCATATAAATTCTCAATACGATTCGGCCATGCTTGAAATCCATCCATCCATGCACAAACTGACTTTTCTGGTTCTTTTAATGCTTTCCAACATTTCCCAATATTATAATGACTATACCAAACTTCTTCTATCCATCCACCAATTTCAATTCTTTTCTTGTAATATTCAATCGCTTTTTCATATTGTCCTGAATCTTTGTAACTATTGGCTAAATAGAATGTATATCGATCACTGTTTGGAACATCTTCTAATCCTTTTAATAATAATCGAATATCTCTCAAAAACTTGTCTTGTTTGGATCCTCCATCTCCAATATCTCTTATAAATACGACATCTCTTTCCATTCTATTTTGAGTTGCATTTGGAGGAAATTCTACATATTCATGGGTTACTCCCCAGTATTTAAATCCCATACGATTACGAACAATACGGGTATTTTTATAATAATAAGTATCTGAACCTTGATATACATGATATGAATCTTTAGTGAGCATTTTTTTGAAATCATCGGCAGAAATATCTGGATTTTTCCAGAAAATCATATCTGCATCTAGTAGTAAAATATATTCGGCATTCATTTGATCGCATGCTTTCAGGGCAAAGGATCGATTATACCCGAAATCTTGAAAAGGTTCCGTAATTACTTTTCCGGGAATGTTTTTAGAGCTGAAAAATGTTTCTATAATTGAAACTGTATCGTCTGTGCTACCTGTATCGCAAATACAATAGGTATCGATAATATCTACTACCGAATTCAAAATACGGAGTATTACTTTACTCTCGTTTTTTACAATCATATTTAGACAAAGTCTAGGAATCATGGTTATTTATTATATAAATAAATAGTCTCTTTAATTCGTTTTCTCTCTAATATAGATATATAGGAAAGATTAAGATGGCATTTACTAGATTTCATGATGATCCTGCGAGAATACAAAAAAGTTTAGAAGAATCAACCTTTAGTGGTAGATATCGATTAAATGCTCCTGGTCCAGGTGATTCTAATCCATTTTGGGAAGATCCAAATATTCGTTTACAGAAATGGGGAGCGAATTTACATGTAAATACAGTGGAATTAGAGAGTGATTTTAGAGGATTAACCAGACAACTGAATCGTGATTTACTAGTAGAAAATAATTATTTGAAAAAAGCAGTCCATGCTCCTATGGTCATAAATTATGGTATTTCAAATCCATTTGTAGAAGAATCTAGAATGACTCATCCAGCATGGATGTATCGAGAGAATGTTATGGAAAGGTGGGAAGAACCATGGACGAATCCACAATATGGTTTAGAAAAACCATTCAATGATAATATTTCGACGCGTATTTTAGAAAAAGATAGTTATGTTCCAGTGATTCCTAAATATGCTTAGAAAAACCACATTTTATTATTTAATCGTATTTGATAAATAATAAAAACCACATTTTATTATTTAATCGTATTTGATAAATAATAAAAACCACATTTTATTATTTAATCGTATAAAAATAAAATAAGTATACATAAATAATGGACGCATCAGCTAAATTTGATATTGTTATTCCAATTGGACCAGATGATATTGATATTATTCATGATCAAATTGAATATACGAAACGAAATGTCATTGGATATCGAAATATATACATTATTAGTTACAATCCTACTTTAGAAGTAAAAGATTGTATTATGATTGGAGAGAATATTTTCCCATTTAGTAAATCTACCGTAGAAAATTATGGAATACCGAAACATAGATCTGGATGGTATTTACAACAATTATTGAAATTATATTCAGGGATTACAATTCCAGGGATTTTAGAGAGATATTTAGTTATCGATGGTGATACTTTTTTCTTGAAACCGGTGCAATTTATGGAAGAAGAGTATTGTTTGTATAGTTATTTAGGCGAAAATTGGAATCCTTATTTTGAACATATGCTAAATATACATCCATCTTTTGAAAAATTCGACGAAACTAAATCCGGTATAACCCATCATATGATGTTGGAAACTAAATATGTGAGAGAAATGATGGAGATGGTTACAACATATCATAATAAACCCGATTTTTACGATATTTATTTACAATTTATATTACATCAAAAGACGAATTCTGGTGCTTCCGAATATGAACTTTATTTTAATTATATACAGAAATATCATTCAGATAATATAAAAATACGATATTTGAATTATAAAGGTAAAAAAAGATGTTTAGATTTTACTGGTGATTCAGGATGTGATTATGTTTCCGTGCATAGTTGGATTCAATCTTAAAAAATATATAAATATTAATATTCCAAATTATTATTTATAATCAATGAAATTATATTATTTCTATTCCGAGTCCTATCTTTTTTACCATCAACACATTCAAGAGAGATTGACTAAATATATGGATTTATATCCTATCGTTATTCCTGAAATTCCAGAAATAAAAAATGCACATCATTTTACTGGATTAACCATTAAAATCGAATTGATTATAGATGCAATCACTCAAAGTATGGGCTCAAAAAGTATGGGAGAAACCATCGTTTTTTCAGATGCAACTATTTTCATACATCCAGAAAATGCGTCTAAATTAGTAGATTATCTGAAAATGTTTGATTCTTATGATTTAGCATTTATCGACGAGTCTGTGAATTCTCTCTATAATATCGGTTTCATAACAATTAAATGTTCTAAGAAAACATTGACATTTTTCCAGAATGTATTAGCTGTCATGAAAATTATAAATCATGACCAAGTTGCAGTGAATTATATGTTACAACATGACAATCTAGATTTGAATTATATAATGTATGATCATCGTATTTTTTTCGGGGATTTTAGAGAAGAATTACGAGATACTTTTATTATTTATAAATCTGGAATACGGAATATTGGTAAAAACGAAAATTTCAATCAACGTATTCAGAATTTTTATAATTACCATTTAATCGATCGAGAGACGTATGAAAAATGGTATATTAGTCCGATACTCTCTAGTTTAGAAAAAAAGTAAGTATATAAAAATCACATATAAAATTATATATTTATTATAATATTATAAATGGAATTCGTCATACCTTTAGTCGCATTAGGTGGATTATATATTGTTTCTAAAAATACGCAAAACAACGAGAGCTTTACATCCTCTGAACAAAGAACCAGTGATTACACTACTTTACCAAATACCGATATTCCTAATAAGAATTATCCTTCTGAATATCCAGTAGTCTCTCAAGAAAACGAAATCACATCCAAATTATCTACGGTAAATAGATTCGATGCACCTCATGTTTATACAGATAAATATTTCAATCCAAATCACAATGAAAGTGCAGTAAGTGATTATGCTGCATTAAATAGTGGTCCTGCCGGACAAAGTAATTCTGGTAATCCTTCTTTTACAAAATCACCTTATTATTCTCTTACTGGAGAAAAAGTAGATTCTTCTTATTTTAAACATGATAATATGGTTCCTTATTTTGGAGGACATGTTCGATCCAGAAATTTAGATGCAAATGCCAATGAAAGCACTTTAGACAATTATCAAGGACAAGGTTCTCAGATTTTCTCTAAAGTGGAACAATCACCTTTATTTGCTCCTGGAGAGAATTATAACTACGCATATGGAGCACCAAATAATAATGATTTTTATCAATCACGTGTCAATCCTAGTTTACGTATGGCGAATGTAAAACCATTTGAAGATGAAAAAGTTGCACCTGGATTAGGTTTAGGATATACTACAGATGGACAAGGTGGATTTAATGCTGGTATGGGTGCTAGAGAAATGTGGTTACCAAAAACGGTAGATGAAATGCGTGTGAATAATCATCAGAAATCATCAGAACATGGTTTATTGGGACGTGAAGGTCCGGCAATTTCGAATATTACAGTTCGTGGTGAACATGCTCCTGTAAATAAAAATCGTCAAGATACTGCATTTGAAATGGGACAAGATCGTTTATTTACTACATTAGGTATGGAAACTGCACCCACTTCTCGTGGTATTACGATTGAAAAACATATGAATCGTCCAGAAACGCATGCTTCTTACGCAGGTGGTGCTGGATCAGCAGTAGATGGAACCTATAATAGTGGTGAATATATGGATTCAAAACATATGGATTTAGGACCAGTTCCTTATGGTATTGCTACTTCTAAAACCGTGGGAACAGATGCAGATTACGAGAGAAAAAGTAAATATGCCTATCCTAATAATCGAACGGCAAATGATACTGGTAATTATTTCGGTGCAGTTGGTGGTGCAATTGGAGCAGTGATTGCACCATTATTAGATGTTTTACGTCCTTCTAGAAAAGAAAATACAATTGGTAATTTACGTCCTTATGAAAATGCACATACTAAAAATTCGTCTTCTTATTTATTCAATCCTGCCGATCGTCCAGTAACTACTATTCGAGAGACTACGGAAAACAATAAATATATATATGGTGTGAATGCAGGTCAACATGGCGGTGCTTATTTATCTACAGAAGTGCAACCTATCCCAACCGAAAGAGATACTACTACTGTATTTTATGCAGGAGGATCTAGTGCAGCAGATGGTGCTAAATTACCTCGAACGTATGATGCGGAATATAGACAACGTAATAATGATATTAAATCTTCTACGATCGATGGACGTTTAGTTCCTGGTAATATGGATATATTCAACGCCGATATTTCTATGCGTAATCGACAAGGGGATCAAATGTTGAAAAATAATCGTGCCATTACTGTTACTGCTGGTCCTAAAGAATATTATTCACCAGATCAAATGGGAGTAAAAACTACCGGAGATCAGTCATTATATCAGAATATTCAATTAGATCGTAATTCTCCCGAAATTTTAGACGCATTGAAACAAAATCCATATAGTCTCTCCATTACGGGGAATCAAAATAGTCCATGGAAAATGAGTGCAGTAGCATAATTATGGAAACAAACTATTTCGTCTTCCTACAAATCGTTTACGAACGGAAGAATTCGTAGGATAATGATTAAATATTCCTTCTTTTTTTTCCCCGTAAAAAATATCGTTATTTGTATTACTTTGCCAAAACGTTTTTTTTTCCAATTCTGATTCCAATTCTCTCTTAATTGGAGATGGTTCAATGTTTTTAAATAGGGTATCTTCATCTTCCGAATCATTATAATCCGTTAAGTCTAAAGCATTTGTTTCTATTTCTTTTATTAAAACATCTACGAAATTCTCAAAAGTTTCTTGCACTAATACAGAAACGGCTAAATCTGGTGAATTAAGCATACTTTCCACTTTTTCCAATATTTCTCTTTTATATTTCTGATATTTCTCTCGTTTTTCTTCCAATCTGCGATAATTTTCTGGATCGTTTTTCGATAAATATCTTCGATATTGCGTTTTATTGGTAAATAATTCCAACGTTAATTTATCGACACTATCCATAATGTTTTATTTTGTATAGTATTTAGAAAGTTATCTTTGTTTTATTTTCTTTTTTAAAAATAATATCAATGCAATATATATCTAATAAAGTATGGAATTTGGATTTTCATTTTCAGTTGCTGGATTACCAACCGCGACAAATGTTTTAGGCGGACCTTTTCGTGGATATTCACCTCAACAAACAATCAATAATTACAAAGATAGTAACGATGTTATTGCTAGACGAGAATTGAAAAAATCATGGAATACTGCTTATGCTACTGGAACATATAATGGTTACAAACGAATTACTACTCCTTTTCGTGCAGTAACTAGTTCTGGTGATTTTTTATCTAGACAGAATTATGCTTGTGGGGGACCTAATCCTGCTAATAATACCAAAGTTGGATACAAAATTAGTTTGGGAGGAATTATGAGTAGTTGTGATACAACAAATGTTCCACATACTTCTGGAAATGTGAAGTTTGTTCCAGATTCTTCCGACTATACCAAATATAAAAGACAACGTGCTTTTAACCAGAATTACAATGATCTTAAAAATGGAGGGTATAATAATTCAGCATATAGTAAAATAATATCTGTTGCTCGTGGACAAGGATAGATTAGATTATAAAATAGAAAAAAAAATGTTGTTTTTTCTATTTTATTTTTATGTTTTTTATATTATTTTTAAGCAGCTACTTTCTTGACAATCTTCTTGATTATCTTCTTCTTTGGAGCTGCAACTTCAGCCACTTCTTCTGGTTCTGCTTCTGGTTCCTCTTTAGTGGCGGCTTCTTCTTCCACTGGCTCTTCTACTTTAGGAGCAACCACCTCTTTTTTTGTAGGCTCGACCACCTTTTTCACTGCCTCTTCTACTTTAGGAGCCACCTTTTTTACCGGTTCAAATTCTTGGTCACTATCTTCTGTATAAGAAGAAACCACTGGAGTAGGAGTAGGTTTAATCGCTTCCACTTTCTTTTCAATTGTCTCCACATCTTCTTCTGACAATTGAATGTGGCATTTACCAAAGACACTTTCCATTAATTGTGGTTTCACTACACATTGCACCAACTTCCAGGTAAGTCCCCATCCTTTACCACCAATCCAAATTCCACCACAAGAAATCACCGAAGCAACATTACTTTGCTTTGGAACGAGATCAATAGGAGATGACAAACTAGGAGATGGAAACAATAGATTCATCTTGGTATCATATACTTCCACTTTCCAATCCTCACCATATTTAGGAACTTTTGGACGAATCGCAGGAGCACGAGTATAATCGGTTGCTTTGGTTTCCTTGTTTTTCGAATATTTCAAAAAGGGAAAGAATCCATACTCGGTGATTTCACGAGACTGTTTCTTTCCAAACCATGCCTCTGAATTGGCAACGGCATCATTTAATAATTTTTCTTCAAAATCTTTTAATTTTTGTAGTGCTAAATTTGTCTCAGGAGTTGCGTATTCCGGATTAGGAAAATTCAGCGACATACTAAACTTTCCATCGGATTCACCAGTCTTATCATCTGTGAAATCAGTAATACCCCAAGTCATGAGTAAAGGTAATGTCAAATGTAGTGATCGATTGGTTTGATTACTAATGACATTGATCGATTTACCACCCTTATCATTCAATTTGGGTGTCATGTATTTGATGGCAGAAGGATTCCATTCAGACATTTTGATAATAACAGGAGAAGATTTGCTTGTGTTTGACATTTTCGATTTGCTTTGGTTTGTAAAAAGACTGGTTTGATTATACGTTAACTGCTTATTTGGCTTTATATTGATTTATAATTTATTTATTTTGGTTATGTCAATTTTTTACGAAATTAACATAAAATAGTTTCTAGTGTCACTGAAAAAATGTTAAATTTTTAGAATTTTATATTTTCTGTAAAAAGAGGATATACATCTTTGTCATGTGTAATAATAATAATACATTTTTTATATTTCTTAAAATCTAAAATCAATCCTAACATTTCTTTTTTCAAAGCAGGATCTAATGCATTGGTAGGTTCATCTAAAATCAATATTTTGGAAGGATTTACTAATCCACCAATTAAATTAATTACTTGACGTTGTCCACCTGATAAATTCTCTCCGAGAGAACCAGTTTGAGATTCAGTAAAAGAAACATTTCGATATAATTCTTTTATTTTTGGATATTTCATAATTTCTTCTAAATGTCCATTACATGCATCAATATCAGAACATCCATATAATATATTATCTACGATTTTCTTGTCAAATAATTTCGAATTCTGATTAACATACGTAATATTTTTCCGAATATATTCAGTATCTACCTTTTTTATATCTATATTATCAATTAGTATTTGTCCATTAGATGGGTGATATAATTTCAAAATTAGTTTAGCAAAGGTTGATTTTCCATTTCCAGAAAGACCAGTGATTCCAACGATTTTATTATTGGTATATACTAAAAGATTTTTATGTTCAAATAACAGTTTATCACTTGCATCATATTTAAAAGATACGTCTTTGAATTGAATACTATTGAATTCGAGAGAAACTGGATCAAAATGTATTTTTTGTGTTTTCAAATAATCTCTCTCTGTATCTTTGAAAAATTTAAATACAGATTCTGCACGACCAATAAATTCAATATATTGTGGAATCTGTTGAATAATAATGCCCATTTTTTCTTTATATTGTAATAAAATCGTAAAAAAGGTGATAAAAATAGTGACCTCTAACTGTTTATTTAATGTCAATGTAATCAAATAATAAATAGAAACGAATATAGTAATATAAATTAAAATAGTCGCTATTAGTTCGTGATAATTTTGTGCACTAAATAATTTATATGCAGCCTCCGTTGCTTTATTTCCACGATCCCAGTATCTTTCAATCTCTTTATCTGTTTCTCCTCTATATACGATTTTATCCATATTATTTAAAATATCTACTAAATACGATTCATTTTCAATAACAATTTGCTCATAATCGTTATTATATTTTATCAAATACTGAATATCTACAAAAGTATAAATCAATAAAATAATATTTGCAATAATAAATCCAATACCGAAAATAGGGCTTTTATAACAAAAATAACTACAAACAATAATTAAAAAGGTTATATATGGAATTACATAACTAATAATGTCATCTAAGAAAATATAACTAATGGAAGATACACGATTAATTGGGGCATTTAATTGTGTGAAATTAACATCACTGAAATTTTCACTATTTACTTTCAACAACATTTTTACTAAATTCATTCGAATCCATTGTCTTAATTTAGTAATGAAAATATTATGGAATATATTATATGTATAATTAATGATAACATAAAGGACAGTAATCATGGAAAAATACTTGAAAAAAGTCCATACTTTGAAATTATCTTTTTCTTGAACTGCACGAAGAATATTCGCAGTTGTATAAGATATACCACCAGATTGTAATATACTAATGATAAAACTACAAAATATAAGTAGCATTGTATTTAAATATTCTTCCTGTAAGAATTGACTAAATAGATAAAAAATAATATTCATTTTAATCTATATCTATTCTATTTTTATTATATTGGTGATATATTTTTATTGATTATATATATAATTATTTTTCTATTATCATAATCGAGCAAATATTGAATCGTTTTATCTATAACTTGTTCATGTATTATGGTATAAAAATGGTTATTCATCTTTAAAAAAAACAAAGACGATACTAATTTTGTTTTTTTTTGTTTTTTTCAAATTTTCCAAATAAATATATTTGTTTCTAAAAATACTTAAATACGAAATCCTATATAACTCATACAATAAAACAAAATGGTTCGTGCATCTGCTAAATCTACTACTCCTGCCCCTGTTGTCGAAACTCCTGTCACTACTGCATCTGTCCCTGTTGTCAAGAAGGCTCCTAAGGCCAAGAAGCCAGTTGAGGATGCTGTGGTTCCTGTAGTTGCTCCTGTTGTTGCTCCTACTCCAGTTGTTGAAGATGCTGCTGTTCTAGAGGATGCTCCAATTGATAAGAGCACTCTATCTGGTGCTCTTCTTGCTGAGATTGCTGAGTTCAACAAGAACTTCCAGGCATGGAATAATTACGGAAACGCATTGAAGGCTAATATCAAGAATATTACCAAGATCTCTTCCAGAGTTTCCAAGAATGCTGATAAGTCAAGTAAGAGAAAAAAGAACACTAAGTCCAAGCCTTCTGGATTTGAGAAGCCAACCCCAATCAGTGATGAGCTAGCTGTCTTCTTTGGAAGAGAGCTAGGCACATTGATGGCTAGAACTGAGGTCAGTAAGCAGATCCATGACTATGTCATGCAACAAAAACTACAGAACGCTGCTAACCGCAGAATTATCCACCCTGATGCCAAGTTGAAGCAACTATTGAATGTCAACAATGACGAGCTAACTTACTTCAACCTACAGAAGTATCTAAAGTTCCACTTCAAGAAGGAGGCTGTTGTTGCCACTGCTTAAATATGTATTGTTTTATAAAAAAAATATAATAAAAATATTTATTATATTTATAATGATAAGATCAGGATCAGGATCAATCTATATTATTTCTTGTTTTTTTGGTAAGAAAAAGGTCGACATTCATCCAGCGCCTCTTTGTCGTAATTGTATATTTTTTTCTAATAATCGAGAGTATGCTGAATTAGCGAGAGAAAAAGGATGGATTTTCGAATATGTTTCTAAAATCTTAAGTGATGATTCTGTCGTTTGTTCTCTCCAATCTAAATATATTAAATTCTTGATTTTTCTGAATGATTTTCCTAAATATCGGGATTTTTCATCCATCCTTTATATGGATAATTCTTTAGAAGTTTTAGAATCTCATGTTGTCAATATCTTGGATTATAATCAAGAAAAATCGATTTGTATTCGTCAACATGAAAATCTCTCTAGAACATCGGTCTGGGATGAAATCCGGGAAGCAGGTGCACAAGAACGTTATGCTTTAAACATGGATAAAACGGTGGATTTTATTCGGAATTTAGGAGGAGATTTTGGGAAAGTATGTAATACCGGATTGATTTTATATAAGAACGACGAGAGAATTCTCTCTTTTTTAAAAGAAGTCTATGAAACATGTATTCGATTCGAACAACCATGTTGTCAGATTTTCTGGTCAGTTTTTTCGCCTAAATATTCTGATTTAATTCAGATGATTCCCTTTCACCAACTTTTTCCTAGAAATCGGGATTGGGAGAAATTAGGTTATTTTCCGTGATTTTTCTTTTTTGGTCGGTGTAATTAATTATACATAAAATTGATATTATTTATAATTTATAATTCTCTCAAAATCAAAACCCAATCAAAAATGGAAGAGAAACAACTCCTTAAAAAAATCCAGGGCTTATCGAATGAATTGATATTCTATATTTATGAATATGTGAATGGAAAAGCGAAATTCATTTGTAATAAGAAATATGAATATTTAGAGAGAAATGTAAAAGACGATTATAAAAAGAATTATGTTTTTTGGAAATCCCTAAATATGATATTTGAACCATTATCGAAAAAAAATATCCTGATGTATTTACGTCATATTATTCACCCAAACCATGATTCCATTATAAATCGTATTTGGTATCATTCCAAAGAAAATGATAATTATTATACAGGAGAAGATTTATTGGATTTATGGGAGAAAACTAACATAGATATTAGTTATTATGGTAAAGATCGAACTCCATTTGATAATCATATGAAAATGAGAGTAATTGATGCGATTTATTATTATATTTTACAAAATATTACCAATTTTACAACGAATAAAAAAGTGCATATGATACATCCATTATATGCGGATTCTACATTGTTAGATTGTAGTGAAATCTTTTTGAAAATAGATAAGATTCATCGTTTATGTAAATCAATTGAATTTCTCTCTTTCTGTTGTAAAAAATAATATATAATAATTTTCTTATATTTTTACAACATTCTGGTCCTCTTTTGGATCTTCTTTTTTTTGTATGAATACTTGTCCATTACTTATACCTAAAATATTAATTCTCTTGTCAAATCCATGTAAAAATGCATCAATTCCTCGTTTCGTCATGTCTGGTCCTCCCCATCCATAATCATCAAATATCATAACACCACCTTTCTTTAATTTACGAAAACTGATTGCACCATCTTCCAATACATATTCTGGTTCGTGGTTTCCATCAATAAAAATAATATCAAAAGATTCGTCATCGAAAAGCGGAACTTCTACATCTGAATAACCACGATGCACAATGATTTTTTCTTTATATCCGGATTTTTCTATATTTTCTAGAAACGTATTATATATTTTTGGCTGTTCTCCCTTATATTGTGGATATTCTTCGTAATCTTCCCATGGATCAATACAATGTAATTTACTATCAGGATGTAGACCATATGAATTTGCAACGGATAATAGATTCGCACCATATAATGTTCCAATTTCTAGATAGTTGATGGGTCTATTTTTGAATAATAATACATTTGCATAATAAAACCAATTATCGGCTAAATAATATTGAAGACCTTCGAAATTCTGGAGATTCATTTTGTTGTTTTCTATTATGTCTAAATGTAAATGAATGTATTCATGTTTTTTTTTGAAAAGAATTATTAATAATTTGTTTTTATCATAACCGTGTAAAATTGTTTAAGAAAATATATAATTAAATAAGACAAATAACAATGTATGGATAATATATAATTAATTAGTTAGTTAGGTATACAATTTATAAAAAATTGTTTTTTTTATAAATAATTAGGATAATCGAATAAATCATGTGTATTAATCAATTTCTTCGATTTTTGGAGAGAATTCCTCTTCCTTTGGAGGAACTGGTTCTTGTTCTGTCGTCGTAGCAAAAACAGCTTCCAATTCTTTTTGTTTTGCTAAATAATCTTCTTTCGAAGCAGTCGCGACATTTTGATCACACCAATCTTCTACTTCTTTAATTTTGGCTTTCTTATCTTCGGCTAAATCGGGAGTATTACGAACCGAATACAAATAAGAATCTAAGTTATTTCTTGCTTCAATCTTCTCTCGAATTTGGTCATCTTCATTCTTATATTTTTCGGACTCTTCTACCATTCTCTCAATTTCCTCTTTACTTAATCTTCCTTTATCATTTGAAATAGTAATCTTCTCACTCTTTCCACTTGATTTCTCTGAAGCAGTGACATTCAAAATACCATTTGCATCCATATCAAATACCACTTCGATTTGTGGCATTCCACGAGGCATTGGAGGAAGACCTTCTAGTTGAAATTTACCTAGTAAGGTATTATCTTTGGTTAAAGCGCGTTCTCCCTCGTATACTTGAATAAGAACACCTGGCTGATTATCAGCATAAGTAGAAAATGTCTGGGATTTCTTGGAAGGAATAGTAGTGTTTCTTGGAATCAACTTGGTCATAACACCTCCAGCAGTCTCTAATCCTAAAGATAAAGGACAAACATCTAGTAATAACATATCGGTAATTTTCTCATCTTTCGATCCGGTCAAAATAGCGGCTTGCACGGCAGCACCATATGCAACACATTCATCTGGATTAATCGATTTACATAATTCCTTTCCACCGAAAAAATCAGTTAATAATTGCTGGATTTTCGGAATACGGGTGCTACCACCTACTAAAACCACTTCATCGATATTATTTTTCGCAATTTTAGCATCTCTCAGCACTTGTTCTACTGGAGCCATGGTTAAACGGAAAAGATCTTCACATAAATTCTCGAATTTTGCACGAGTAATAGTTGTAGAAAAATCTTGTCCATCATGTAAACTATCAATTTCCACAGTAGCTACAGTTGCAGAAGATAAAGTGCGTTTTGCTTGTTCACATGCAGTTCTTAATCTTCTTACTGCTCTCTTGGATTCCATAATATCCTTCTTATATTTTCGCTTGAATTCCTCTGCAAAATGATTCATTAATCTAGTATCGAAATCCTCTCCACCAAGGTGAGTATCCCCGGCAGTCGCTTTCACCTCAAAAATATTATCGTCAATGTTTAAAATTGACACATCAAATGTTCCCACATTATTGTTAGTATAATGGTATTTAACCCATTATTTCTTATGCTTTCACATAAGATCAGACTATATCTTATCTAAACTTTATACATTACTATTTCTCTCTTCTTTTGTTTTATTTTTATCCAAATAACCAACCAATTCTTTTATCATTTGATTCCAATTTCCAGGAGTAATGAAAAAATATTTTTCAATATCATCATGTTCTGAAATGTAGTTATTTACAGCATCTAGTTTTGTTTGCCATAAACCACTTTCGATTTGATTTCGATGCCATATATGAAAATCTTTGATTTCGATAATTACATTTTCGATTTGAAAATCAACTCTATAAATATGATTTTTCTCTCCAAAAACATAAGGAATAGAAGGACCATTACTAACCAATAACGACTTTTCATTACACCATTCCACAAATTTCTTTTCTAATTTGGATTGATACATAATGGTTTCTCTCGAAATGTTATCGATTGGTCGTAATTTAAATGTCCGATTACATAATTTACAATCTTTACATAAGATCTTGTAATCGTTTTTAAATCCTTCTAAAGTCTTTGCTCTCCATGGTTTCAAACAATTATCGCATTTTATTACAGGTTGATCCATTTTGAAAATACAATCGTTTTTTTTATCATACATCACAGAAGAATATCGCATCTGATTTGCTACACGATAAATACTCCAAAATTCATAATTATCGAAATCGATATATTTTCCATTTCCAAAACTGATAATTTTACATCGTATTCTCTCAAAATCTTCTTCTGTTAAATGAGAAAGAAGATAAGACGCTTTATAAACATCATTACATTTCTCAAATTCTTCTAAACTTTTTTGATGAAAAGCCACTTTATCTTTTTTACCTTCGAAAATCGGATCTGCTATTTTTGTAACAGGATTCTCTGGTCTAAAATAATTAGCGCAAGAATGGCAATGTGTTTTTTCTTCTCGTATTCGTCGTAAGAATTGTGTTGTTCCGACTTGACTGATTGTATTACAATTACCGCAACAATAGGTAATAATCATGTCAGTCGTTTTTCTTAAACGATTATCATTTATGTCTATATGCCAGATTTTTTGATTGGTAGAAGAATACATGCTTTTTTCGAATACAAGTTCTTTTTTTATTATCGGAATATCAGTTTTGGTTTTTTTATCATGGATGGAAATAATGGAATTCATTATATTTTCTCGAATATTCATATTGGTTTGGTTTTATTTGGTTATTATAGTTAGAGAAATAGTTTTATATAATTTTATTGTTTAGACTCTGGCACTCGTGGGATAATTAAATCCTAGTCGTTGAACCTTCACCATTTCTTTATAAAGAAGAAGGCGCTTGGCTGCTGATTGTCCAATTCTTCACCTTTTTTAAACCGTCACACTCATGTTTTCACATCATGTTGTGGTAGGGAAAACTTTAGGAGTTTCCAGCAATTCACCAGATTTGCTTCGGTTTTAGAAAAAAACCTAACAGTGGGCTAGAACCACAGGAGGCAGAACCGGTTTACCTCCGCAATCAAATATTAAAATATTTCTCTCGACAGATGACTTCTTATCTAGACCATATGCAATGGCCGCTGCAGTTGGTTCATTGATAATTCTTAAAACATTTAGCCCAGCAATAGTGCCAGCATCTTTGGTTGCTTGACGTTGTGAATCATTGAAATACGCGGGAACTGTAATCACTGCGTCTTTCACTTCTTCTCCCAAATATGCCTCGGCAATCTCTTTCATTTTTACTAAAATCATCGCACTAACCTCTTCTGGTGCAAATACCTTGGTCTCTCCACGAAACTCAACTTCAATAAATGGTTTATTTTCTTTATTTACAACATTATAAGATAAATGTTTCAAATCTTGTTGAACCTTAGGATCGTTATATTTTTGTCCAATTAAACGTTTGGCATCAAAAACAGTATTATTTGGATTCGATGCAGCAGAAGATTT